GACAATTCTTCACCCCTATATTGAACACAATTACTCTCACCCCACAATAATTTCCACAACTCTTCAAATGAACTTGTATTCAAAAGACGTTCCTTTTCAGGTACAGATATTTCATCAATTATTTTTTGTAGTTGCTCTATATTATGACACGCATATTTTCCACGAATAAAATCTATGTAGTCGAATGAGTCTTTACGCCGTATCATAAGAAATTGTAGCCCTTCGGGACTATGTCTAAAAAGAATCACACCATAACTGGTAATAGGAAGTTTACATTGATGAAATTGATGACCTGATTTACTGCAATTATTACAAATACTATTATGTTTATTATTCATACTTTTTTGTTTTATTGATTGTCGATATATAAATATTATATTTTATGTTTAGATAGAAATCTTTTAATAATTATTAAGTTTAATGGTATTAGATGCAAAGGTCTGGGGTCCACATTATTGGTTCATGATACATACAATTGCAATTTCATATCCGTTACGTCCAAACGCAGTAACAAAAAAAAAATATTATGATTTTATTCAGAATCTTCCCCTGTTTATACCAATTGAATCTATTGCAACTAATTTCGAAAAATTACTAGATGAATATCCGGTGAGTCCTTATCTTGATACGAGAGACAGTTTTATTAGATGGACCCACTTTATACACAATAAAATAAATGAACGGTTAGAAAAACCCAAAATTACATTGGCACAATTTTATGAGAAGTATTACGAAGAATATAAACCAAAAGAGATAAAATACAAAGAATATTATAAATTGCGAAGCAAAATGATATATCTAGTCATTATTATCTGTTTTGTCATATTGATTTCGTATTTGTATAGACAATAATAAAAAACACAAAACATAAAAAATCCAAAAAAATATAATAATAATATAATATAAATATGAATCAACCAAAAAAAGGGGGAAAAGTAATTGCGTCCGGTGGATTCGGATGTATATTTAATCCCGCATTGAAATGTAAAAATAAAGATAAACGTCAAGAAGATAGTATTACAAAATTAATGAAAAAAAAGCACACAAAGAGAGAATACGACACTATTATGAAATTTAAAAAATTGTTGGATGGGATTCCAAACTATTCCAATTATTTTTTAATAGACGGGTTTTCGACTTGCGACCCAGATACATTAAATAAAGAAGATTTAGAAAATTTCAATAAAAAATGTTCCGCCTTAAAAAAAATAGATCTGACTGAAAAAAATGTAAATTCTTCATTGGATAAATTGTCCGCGTTAAATATGCCGTATGGAGGCGTCGATGTGGGAAATTACATTGAAAGTGTAAAGTTAGATTTTGGTAAAATGGTAACACTTAACAATTCCCTTATCAACCTTCTTGTAAATGGTATTATTCCAATGAATAATACAGGTGTTCTCCATTGCGATATCAAAGAGGCGAATATTTTAGTCAAAGAAGAAAAAACCGGTGAATTAATGACACGATTAATAGACTGGGGACTATCAACCACATTTAACGCTGAAAAAAAGGTACCAGAGCCGTTGACAGACAGGCCATTTCAATATAATGTTCCCTTTTCAAACATATTATTCAATGATACATTTCCAAAAATGTATTCTGAATTTTTAAAGAAAAATCCTAATCCCAGTTATTTTTTACTTCGATCATTTGTGGTAAATTATGTCGTTTTTTGGATTGATGATAGAGGGCCAGGTCATTTTAAAACATTAAATGGGATATTTAAGGATTTATTCGAAAAAAGTCTTGTTAATTTGGAAAATAAATTCAAGGATGATCTTATTGAATTTGATTATACTTTTTATTTCATTTTTGAATATATTACAGAAATATTATTCAAATTTACCAAAAATAACAAATTCGATTCAATGGAATATTTTTCATCCGTTTTTGTTAAAAATATAGATGTGTGGGGATTTATAATGACATATCTACCTATTTTAGAAAAATTATATGATCATTTTGATGAATTGTCTGAGCCAGAAATAAAGATTATAGACAAAATAAAAAATATAATATTATTTTGTATAGAATCTAGCACAGAACCAATTGAAATAAATAAATTGGTTGAACACTTGAAAGAATTAAATCCATTGTTTTTACGTGCGGCAAAACAATCGAATGTTCATTTTTTACCTAAAAGTGAGTCGCAATCATCTATATCTAAGAAGACAAAGATTTCATCTAGTGGGGCAAAGATTTCATCTAGTGGGGCAAAGATTTCATCGAGTAAGACAAAGATTTCATCGAGTAAGACAAAGATTTCATCGAGTAAGACAAAGGTTTCATCGAATAAGACAAAAAAAACAATCAGTAACAAAAAGTCATCGACAGGTACAAGGAAAAGAAGCACAAAATCATTATCAAGTTTCTAAAATGTCATGTCCGCCCATAAATAAACAAATATTTTATTATTATAATTATATAATATAATATCATCATAAATGAAAATCGAATTATTTTTTATTGTAGTCACCGGATTTTTCATATTTAATACTTATTATGACGGTAAATATACAAAAATATTTGTGAAAAATAAAAAATATTTCCAAATGGCTTTTTTTGCACTAGTCGGATTCGCCATTTATTTAATGATGAAAAAAAATCCTGTTAGATCTAAAAATATTCTACTGCACGCTAATAATATGATAAAATATATGCCAATTGACAAATCATCTATGAGTATGATATCACCAATATTAGATTTTACAACTTTAGGAAATAACGAAAGTAATAATTTTTTAGGTGAATTAAATGACAATGAAGTAGATAACCCGATTCAACAGCAACAAGCAACAAACAATTATGAAAAACGAATACTGCAATCGGGTGGAAAGGGAACAAAACGCTCTGTCAGTGAAACAAAAAAAAAATATGTAGCATCAATTCAAGATTGGAAATGTAAAGATTGTAAATCACAATTAACCGCGTGGTTTGAAGTAGATCATATAAAACGACTTGAATATGGTGGTGGGAATAATGTAGAAAATTTAGTAGCTTTATGTCGAGACTGTCACGGACGAAAAACCGCGATGGAAAATATGTGATTAAAAATGGAAATTGGAATTTGGAAATTGGAATTGGAAATATTTATTATTATATATTTATTATATAATAATAATAGTAGCAACATAATTTATGTCAACACCAATACCAATAAAAAAATCTACTGGAGAATTAAATTCACCATTATTTATGAAAGATTTAAACACTCCAATCATATATGGTACATTTGGTATATTTATAACTATTCTATGTGTGATTACACTTGCATTATTATTTCCCCATTCCGCTCCAACTACAGCAATCACTGGAGGAAAAGATCTAGAAAAAAATATTACTACCGGAACTATAATTGTGACTATTATATTCGCAATACTCGCCATCATTCTTGTTTTTGTTCCCAGCTATAAAGATGTTTTTAAAATTTTTATAAATCTAAAATTTACATTTATTATCATAATATATTGTATCGGATTAATTATTTTTTTCAGATCATTAAGCACTGAGTTTATAACAAAATACGCAAGTGTATTATCCCCTATAACATTGTTGATTGGTATCATTTTATTCTATTTGTCTATAAATACAACATCATATGGTTTGCCAGATATAAGTTTTGAACGAATTAATTATACAATTACCTATTTTTTATTAATCGTATTTATGTTACTATTTTATACAATTGATCCAGGAGGATATGTGAAACATTATTTCGGGCCATCACTATTAATTACCATATTATTAGCTATTTTTGGACTATTATATGTCATCACAATTATGACATTCCCATCCACATCTGTGTCCACAACAGATTCGACCAGTTTTTTCAAAGGGTTTACGTGGGGTGGAATCATTAGCCATACGTCTTTTGTAGTGTTTTTAATATTATTAACTATAGGTATTCTCAATTTTCCTGGTGGGTTTTTAAAAGATAACACAGGCACTTCGGGATTTATTATTATGATGGCAATCATTATTTTTTCTTTATGGATATTTTTCACTGTAGTATCTCTGTTTTCTCAAGAAACTGTTCCTCCTGGGTCAATATCGTCTGTCAACATGGATTTATCTAATATTAACGGTATAGGTAGAAGAATATTTGCTTTATTATTTGGCTTGCTTCTTTCCGGATTATTAATTGGATGGATAGTCAATATTACAAAAGATTTGTCAACTACATCCAATATTGTTGCACTGATTTTAAATCTACTCATTATAGTATTCATTTTAAGTCTTATATTTAAATTGGTAACTGTAACATCATTGTATAAAAACAGTGCGTTGTTTAGATTACTTATAAGCACGGTTTTATATATTCCGTGTATGTTGGTCAATATAATTGACGGTGTTGTTACAATGTCCGGGTTTGATTATGGAAATACACCTTACACCTATTATATTCTATTATTTATCATTATTTTATTGTACCTTGTTTATTTTTCCATTCCATATTTTACTAATTCTTTTGCAAAGCAAGGGGGTAAATTATTATTAAATCAACCGATACCATTAAATAGTGAAAATATTATTGGTTCATATCAATCATTAAATAAATCGACTGAATTTAATTACAACTATGCAATATCATTTTGGACATATATTGACGCAATAACATCGGCGTCGGATAAATATGTATCTATAATGAATTACGGTGACAAACCGAATATTTTATACAATTCAACCAAAAATATGTTGATGATAACAATGAAAAATACCGGACAAGACGCAATAGGAAGTGTAAGTCGTTTAAGTACCCCCCAAAAATTAGATGAAAATGGTAATATTATCATTCATAAACAGTCCAATATTTTATTGCAAAGATGGAATCATATAATCATTAATTATAATGGCGGAACATTAGATATATTTTTGAATGGCCAACTCATTAAATCGGTCATTGAGGTTATTCCAAAAATGGAATATGATACATTAACGGTTGGCGCAATAAATGGAGTAGAGGGTAAAATTTGTAATGTTAATTATTTCAATCATTCATTAACCACAAATCAAATATATTATTTGTATCATTTTGTAAAAGATAAAAATCCACCTATTTCCAAAGATTCAAAAGATACTATCATAAAACATATTCCTACAGAAAATATTGAGGATGTGAACAAAGAAATAATAGTCCAAAAAATGGATCAAATAACAAAGAAGGTTGGTAAAACGGTTGAACAAACAAAAGATGTAATAACGAAAAATCTTTATGACCCATATAGTTCCAAAAATATACTTTCTGATTATTTATCACCCAAATGGTACTTTACGAATAATGGTGATATTTATAATGGATAAGCGATGCTTCAATAACATTCCGTATTCTGGGTCTGTAGACGTTTGGAGCGTGACAGCCAATAAAATGATAATTTTAATAAAATTTTAAAAATATTTGAAATTTTATATTATATTATATTATATTATACTATATGGAAATAAAAAGTGTTCTGGTCATTATTTTAATCATTGTTTTATTATACGTTATTGTCAGTTATATGACTTCGGGACCACCAACATTATCACTTATGAATTCAGGAACAACCCTTCAACAAATATCATCAGCGGTTTTAGCAAAATCCGGAGAATTAAATTCATCTAATTTTTCGTATTCTATATGGTTTTACATAAGTGACTGGAATTACAGATACGGTGAAGAAAAAGTATTATTTGGCAGAATGGATTCAACTCCAGCACCAGCTCAAGGAAGTTCGGCACAAACCAAAATATCTGGAAAACGTCCGTGTCCTTTAGTTACTTTAGGAACAATTCAAAACAATGTAAATATTGCGCTATCTGTGTTCCCCCCGGCAAATAGCTCGGAATTAACAACGGATGACACAAAAGAGTCGGATAATTCAATCACGCATAACTGTAATGTTTCCAATGTTCCTATTCAAAAATGGGTAAACTTATTAATAAGCACCTATGGGCGAACATTAGATGTTTATTTAGATGGAAAATTGGTAAAAACGTGTGTTATGCCAGGCATTGCGAAAATCAATACATCTGCGGATGTTTTTATAACACCTAACGGAGGATTTTCTGGATGGACTTCTAGTTTTCAATATTTCCCCACATCAACGGACCCACAATCCGCGTGGAATATTTATAGAAAAGGATATGGCGCAGGATCAGGTTTATTAAAATATAAAGTGAAAGTCGCATTAACTGAAAATGGTAATGAGAAAAGTAGTTTTACACTGTAAATAAATAATTATTCCACATTTTTTTTGATAAATATTATATTATATTATATATATTTATATATAATATATAATATGGATAATAATGCAATTTCACAAGGAAGAGGAAGCGGTATAAAAGATTTTATGAACTCTAGCAGTTTAATCGCTCGTGTTTCTTTTTTATTATTAGTTGTTTTACTATTCATCGTTGTGCTTCAATTTTCGATAGGGATATTAACGTGGATGTTATCTCCGTCTAACTCGACTTATATAATTAATGGTATGGTAGAAGCCGGACAACAACTTAGTTTTCCACAAAACCCATCTAAGAAAGGATCAATGCCAATCAATCGTTCTGAAAATGGTCCATCTGGTATAGAATTCACATGGTCTGTGTGGCTATTTATAAATGATATTAAAACAAATAATGGGAACATGTATCAACACATTTTTCACAAGGGAAATGCCGAGCAAGATCCGGCGACTGGACTTAACTTTCCAAACAACGCACCTGGTCTATATATTAGTCCAAAGACGAATGAATTGACTCTTATTATGAATACATATGACAATATTAATGAAGAGGTTACTATTCCCAATATACCGTTACATAAATGGATTAATATAATTATTCGATGCCGAAATACCAATTTGGATGTTTATGTAAATGGAATTGTTACCAAAAGTATGCAATTATTAAGCGTTCCAAAACAGAATTACGGTGATATTTTTGTCGCAATGAATGGTGGGTTTTCTGGATATATTTCCAATTTGTGGTATTTTGATTATGCTTTAGGAACAGCTGCGATACATAATTTAGTCAAATCTGGACCCAATACAAAAACTTCTATAAATAGCGCAATAGGTATGAAAAATCCGGATTATTTGTCATTAAGATGGTTTTTCTATGGATCGGGTGACCAATTTAACCCTAAATAATTTTGTAAAAAATAGTAAATAGTAAAAAATAAAATTGTAAAAAATAAAATTGTAAAATAGTAAAAAATAAAATAGTAAAAAATAATTATAAATGATAAATTATAATTATTTTACATGTGCATAATACATATAAAGCATCGAAATGTCCTGTTTAGGACCCAATTATAATCCGAATCCTACAAGATTATGGAGTCGGTTCGAAAATACGTGTGTATATGCAGGAGAAGGACTCGATCCAAATGATATGATATATGTCCCAATGTTACAAAGATATATTTCTGTTGGTTCTCTTGGATA